TTAATTTCCTGAGTACTCAGCAGGCGCTATTCCCCAATCTATGCTTTGAGGAAAACCCTTTTGAGATGGGATATCTCTTAAAAATTGACGGTATGTCCTCCAATTTTCTGTTTCTTTTTTATTATCTGTTAATCTTTCTATTTCAATACTTACTTTATTAATTAGAGTATTACGTGAAGCACGAGCCGAACTTTCTAACTCTTCATTCGATGGAGTAATAATTGGCCGTTCAAATAAAGCATCTGTTGGGGGAACTTCTCCAAGCCTATTTATTTTTGTTTGGTTACCGTTGCTATCAAAATATTCGGTGCCGATATTGTCTTCAATATAGTGCCAATCACCTTCTTTAAAATAACGCTGAAAGCCTTCTTTTTGTTCAATCAGCTCAATGTTAGTAGCAAACGCTGGAATCATATATTTACCAGAAACAAGATCTATTTTTGCTTCTATTTCTCGTGTAAACGTTTGGTATTCAGCGCCCAGCTTAAATGCAAATAATTTCATAACCAGCTCCTTTTAAAGTCTTGTTTTGCCGTAGTACGCAATGCTACGTGACCGTGTTTCATTTGCCATCCTCGGCACACCATTTTGGCCGTCTGTCACCGCGTCCCGAGCATTATTGTCCATCGACGAATAACTAGGGCTATTTGCAAGGTAACCATTTCCGGCAAGCGTATCTCCACCTTCCGCAGTAGCATGCCAGTGACCCTGGAAAGCATCTTCTTGAAATGAACCGAATACACGGCCATCATCAACACCACGCCCATCATCAAACATGCGAATAAACTCACCACCGACAATCGGCAAAGTAAAGGTACTAGAACCATCACCGTCACCATAAAAGCCCCCGTATGCAATCGGGTCAGCATCTTTAGTTGCTTGGTCTATGTAGTTGCTTGATGCGCTAGCGATTGCAAAAGCAATTGGGTGAGCCGCACGGCTCAAAGCTGCTCCATCCAGCGAGTATTCGCCTGGTCTCACAATATCTACGGTGTCTGTATAAAGCTTTGCGATATCTAAAACAGAGTTCCCCGTTTTTGGGTTAATCTGATCTATTAAATAAAACGCGTCACCCCTATACATCACTGTTGCTAAAGCAGTTTCAAATAGCTGGTTAGCCGCAGAGATATTTGAAATGGGAATTACATTAAGCTCATCTATTTTCAGTGTCACTGTAGAAGTGTTGGTTGCTGATACGATGAACTGAAATTCGTCATAATCTAATAGTGTTTTAACAGCTGGTTTATTCGTTTTTGATGAAAGCACTATTGCATCAGCAGTGCCTGATACATCAAGTAGATTTCTTGAACGAATTTGGTTTGAAACAGATTGAGACATTTGTGTTAAATCTTCAGAGTCAGGCGTTAAATCGCCTGCACTAATAAACGCTAAATATTCATCAATCTGATCATTAAAAAAATCTTGCCCTGGATAGCTTGGTGAGCCTGCATCATTGCTCTCTGAGAAGTAACCTGCTGTACCTGCTGTCTCTTTCCTTGCAGGTCTTTCAGCGACCTGTGAGCCATTTTTAAGTTTATGCATTTATTGCGTCCTCATAAATGTATTCATAATATTTTCCAGCCATCTTAAATTTCTCTAATACACACGTTAAAGCGAGTGCAGAATTGGAAGTAAGCGGCGTTAAACAGTCGTCAAGGCACACTGCATACGCATTAGGAATGCCTTTTACAATAACGCGCATTACATGACGATATTTTTCTTCATTAAGTGGGTATGTGCAGCCACGTAAACAGTGGTGAGGAAAGATCTCTTGCACCTCAATACTAAAGCCAAGTAATGCTGCAAGTGCTTCTAAAGACCAAGCCTGCAAGCCTCCTTTACGGTAATATTTTTCAATGACTGCATTACGACGTTGCTCTACTGTTTGATCTGTAAGGTTACATTCAGGAAGCCCCAAATAGGCTTCCCATTCCACTAAAAGCTGTTGCGTGCTTTTTGGACGCATTTCAGATAAGAGCTGATCTGCACTATCTTCTGCTTGCTGTAAACGAGGGGCGTAACCTGCAACATAAGCATGTAAAGCCCCCGTCTTATCTCTTGACCAAATATCCCCTTGGGGCATTTGCATCATAATGGCATTTGTCCATTGTTCTTTACTGTGAGCCATTAAGCCGCCCCCCAGGAAATTACACCAAGACTGTGTAGTTCATTAGTGCTTGCTGCGACATTTTGAGTAAGAGACAGTGTGTAATCAGTGAGGCCATTTACTGCACCAATCGCTGTTCTTAAATTACTTAGTAAAAGAGTTTCACTAGGGCCAAGCGTTGTCAGGTAATTGGTCATAGCAAGGGTTATAGCATCACGTAATTCAGTTGTGTCAGGTGTAATATTTAAAGAGGTATCGAGCGCTTTTAGAGCCAAGTTGATATAGATGGGCTCGATACCAGCAGGACGACCAACAAAAGTACCTGTCGCAGGGTCAGCGTGACGAAAGATATAAGCAGACATATCTGATACATCTGTTGAAGTTGGAATGATATTTTCTCTAGCATCAAACACAAAAGCATAGCCCACTGTCGAGCCACCTTGATAAGCGTCGTAAGCCCAAGCACGGCTAACACCAGAAACTTCACGACACCAAGCAACATAATCAGCCACCGCACCACCCATTGGGGGATTACGCTTTCTAAATAACAATCTCTCCAGTACTTCACTAATACTCTCAATATTTGCACCGCCTGAAATATCAGATGTCACACTCCCTTGAGGAGATACACCTGAAACAGTATTAACGAGTGTTAACGTATCACCAAGAGCAACATTTTCTGTTGCACCAGTCTCTTCAGACTGAACATTTGCAATGATACTTGAGCCAGATAAAGAGGATGTCGTTACCAGATAAACACGACCATCAGCGTGAGTCATTTTTGCATCTGTTGGAATAGTTGATGAACCAGAAAAGGTCACGACGCCTTCTGCGTGACTTGCTAACTTTCTAACTATCCCTTCACTTTGTGCAGTATCGATAATTGTCTGATCATCGGATTCAGAGGTTGGGATAATTTGTCGAACTATCCATGTCTGATAATCATATAAATCGCGAATAGAGCCACTAACAGCGGTATTTAATGCTTGCTCAACACCAAACTTAGCAAGCACCGTATCTAACGAGCTTTGAACATCAATTAAACCCTGTTCAATGAGGCTTTTAAGCGTTGGCACACTATACGGCATAATGAGCTTCCCAACGCTGAGACACAGATAGGCTCATACTTAAACCGTTAGGCTTAGTAATCACAACAGTAAGTGCTAGTGTATTAATGCGAGGGATGGAAGATGTCACTGTAATTGACTTCGCTATAGGGCCATTACCATCATCTTCAAGCATCCAAGCTAATGCGTTTTCAGCATAAGATACTGCCTTATTACGCACTTCAGTCGTTAGCTTTTCACGCTTAAGCAACCAAAGCTTACCACCCCATGTTAAGTCAGAATAAGTATCACCTGGCCAACCACGCAAATCACTAGAACCATCAGGCAATTCATCAAAATCAGATGCACGAGCATCAGTAAACAAAGAAATAAGCACTAACTCAGCCACACTATTATCAAAGATATCTCCATCAATAATGATGTTTAATTGTTTACTTAGCTGGTCAAAAAGAATACTCATGCAACTGGGCCTAATGTTATTTTATCTGTGTCATAGTGGTGTTTGTGTCCTAAATAGCTAATACCACCTGCCATCAAATTAGAACCTGAAACAACGCCTAATGATGTGATAGCAGCATTGGCGTTAATGGTGCCTGTTGTGGCAAGGTTGGCATCGGTTTTAATGTCTTTGGTTACATGTAACTCACCCTGAATAAATGTTTTTGGAGAAATAATATTTGTTTCAGGAGATACAATATTAAATGACTCGGATGCAGTGAGATTAACCTTGTTTGCTGTGATATTAATTTCACCATTTGCCGTGAGTTGCACTCTATGCCCCTCTAGGTGATACAAGAAAACATCCCCCATTTCACCCTGTGGTCGATAACGCTTATCTTCCACCGCAACAGCAACTAATTGACCTAAGCTACCGCCCAATGCAGCAAGAATCGCCTCTGATCCTAGCGGGGGGTGACTGCTGCAACCGTAGTTTTGAAAACGTTCAATGTCGTCAGCGCTATCGGCTGAACTCATTTTTACCTGAAGAGTTTGTCGCTGAAGATCTTCAACAACACCTGTTACCAGTGAGCGAGTTAACATCTGTCTAATCTTGCGATTAACTGGCGCTAACGCTTTTTCAATAGCTCTTTCAACAAGGCTCATTCTTTCCATCCTGTATGTAATGATGTTGAAATATTCGCTTGTGTTGGAATAGTTAAAGCATCAGGATGGACAACTGAGATAACCGCAATACGACCTGATTCATCATCTTCTGAAAACATCAAACCGCTAATCAGCATATCGCCATCTATCTTCATAATGGCGTCAGTCACAGGTACAATTTTATTCATACTTAAGAGATTGTTGGTATTCGGGTTGCGCCAACCTGTTAGAGTGTATTCCGCGCTATTACTTCGACTAATTGCACGCTGTCTTTCCCATTTACCGCGAAGGCTTGCCCCTTCAGCCGTTTCTATTTCATCATTCACAAAAATCATTGGGCGATAGCGCTTTATGTCATCATCATTTACTGTGGCACTAATGCCACCCACGCCTTCAATAGGCTGCTCTGACGTATTTTTCCAACTAATACCATTGGCTTTAACGATATACTCACTGAACCTTTGTTTACGGCTAAAGCGACCACGAGCCGCTTTAACATTAACACCTAACTTGAGCGCCACTTCCCCGCGCTCTGAACTAGCGCGTGTGATGACAAGCGCACCATAACCATTAGTCGTTAAAAGCACGCCTCGTGGCTTAGCTAAGCGTGATAGAAACTCATAAGCGGTTTCACCTTGCTCTACTTGTACACGCTCAAATACAGCACCAATACCCGTATCAATCTCAACACTAATCCCAAAAGGTGCACAGACTGTTTTAGCAATTTGCCCTAATGTCTGGCTTTTAAACTGACCACTTTGTTGAACCACACAGCAATCAATCAAATCAGATATTTTATCTCGACCAGTGACGTTGATTGTGATCGTTGAGTCATCATAGCTAGGAATGAGATCATCTAGATAGCCTGTAATTAAGCGCTCACCACCAATTTCAATCAGGCATTCTTCATCATTCAAGAGACCTTCAATAAAAGCATCATATGCTCCTGTGCTACCTTGATGCTGCCAAGTTAACTCAAGTTCAAAAGTGCCTGACATTGCGGTTAATGAGCGGCTAATTCTGACTTTCTGCCAGCCTTCGTATACGTTCCCACCTGTTCGTAATGTGACCTTATCCATTGATCACCTCAATACTCTCGTTGACGGCAATAAATGAAGGATTTGCTACCCCATTTCGACGCACTATACTGGCTCTATTATCTGCATTGCCTGTTTGTTGCCAGGCTAAAAGGGCAACAGGCATGGTGACACTTGGTCGAGCGGTTACTAAAGAAGGGAACTGCTGAGCACGAATACGAGTATCTTCCAAAACGGCTAACCGCAATGCCCTAAAAGTACGCCACACATCACTGTCTCCGCGCTCAACAGCATCTTCTGCTGCCATCGCCAAATTACTTGCAATAGCGTTTCCAATAGCCGTCAATTGACTACTCGTAATAACAGCATCTCGACCAACACCTGTTAAACTATCAATCGTATTTTGCTCTGATTCAGTGTTTAAGTTTGAGTTAGCCATGGCATCAGCTTTTTCAACCAATGCACTATCCTGTAACAGGGTATTGAAAGCATTAATATTATTATCTTGAGCGTTTAGCGTCTCAGTATCAGACGCTCTTTGAACACTGCTGGCTGTGCTATCATCAGAGATATTAATTGAACGCCCAAGACCACCACGAACGGTTAATTCTGCACGTAAACCATCCCAGCGATTACGCACATTGTCATATACAGATAATGCTTGAATAGGATCTGTCACAACACTTTTAACATCTTCGATTAACCCCATAGCATCACGCGCTAATTCACCTGGTACGGCTAGTAAGTTTCCTATCGATGACTTGGCTCGTTCCAAACGATTTGTCCAGTCTTTAAGCGAACTAGGTAAGCTAGGAATAGATCGAGTAAATTCATCTAGGTCATCAAACGCCTGATCAAATAAATCACCTAATCCTGCCTCTTCAGTAAGGGCTTTTTCATAACTAAGGATAGAGCGAACATAAGCCGCTTGTGCTGCACTGCGTGCTTCAGCAGCCGCTCGTTTGACTGATTCTGAGGTATCGATGGATGCATTAGGAAACAGGCTTTCACCCGCATTAAAAACATCGAAGCTAAAGGTCGCTAAACCGTCTTCCGCTAATATCAATTTATGATTAACGTTGCCCACTTGCACCTGCATCACACCAAACCAAGGATGAACTAATTCTCCTGGGCCAGATTGATTCAAGGCATTTAATAAGGTTTGCAAACGAGAGACGTAATCACTCCCAACAAAGCGGCCTTCAATTTTTTCTTGTTTAAAAACAGCACCATTATCTTCTGAATAACCTGAATCCCTTTTAGGGTATGAATGAGAAATGGCACGACGGCCACTCGTACCACTGGCAGTATCAAGCGGGAACTCAACCCCTCGAAACTTTGCCATTAAACGATCTTCAAACGGCATATAAAGCTCCTTTAATTTGGGCCAGCATCAGGATCAGAATTAATGGTAAGAAAGGGGGACTTACTTCTTACTTTGCTTTCAATACGATGATCATAAACATTAAGGTCTAAGCCGATATTTCCTTCAAAGGCAGACGGTGCTTGGCTAAGGGGTTTATTAATATTTTGGAAAATTTGAGCAGCATAATCTTGTGAAATAATCGGTTCGATTAATTCAGAAATAGACTTTTGATATTGCTTAGCATCTTTTAAAGACTCACTAGACTGCACGAAGGGCTGTGGGTAACCTGACTCTCTCCATTTAGCGACTTCTTCATCTTCACCTTCATTTAGAGAAGACGAATAAACAGTGGATGAAAAGATGGTTGCACTACGGCCAAGCGCGCCAGTTATTCCTTTTCCTTTTGATGATCTAGAACCACCATTTGTTTTATCTGGCAGATCTGCGCCACCCATACCACCTTGGCCCATGTTAACGACATAAACAGGGGTTGCACCAAGGCTATTTAAACCGCCTTTACCCTTATTTCCCAACACACCGCCAGCACCAAATGTCTTCTTGGCCCACATGCCAGCATCGAGTGCTTTTTTAGCTGCAACCACAGTGCCTATAGCATAAACAGAGGCTTCTCCCCATTTAAGCCAGTTTTGAATAGTTTCCTGGTCTACGCCGTTAATGGCATCGGCAATGTCTTGAAGTGGGCCAGCAAGTTCATCATTAGCAAATCGACTAACGCCATTACTAATAGATTGTAACGACGCATCAAAATCACTTGCAGCTACACTTGCATCTTTCATTGTTTGTGAACCGTCTCCAGTGATTTTTAAAAACTTATCAAAACCTTGAACATCTCCTGTGTTTTTTAATTCGGTAATTAAAGTGTTTAAAGATTTTTTACCTTCATCAGATAAGTTCAACATTGCTAGATTTTCAGATAGACCAGATGACTTAACAATTATTTCTTCCATTATCTGAGGAAGGGAGCGCATCACTTCTTTACCTTCTTTAAGGTATTTAGGATCAAAAACATCAATCCCTACACCTTTCAGAGTTTTGGTAGTTTGCGGACGAGTAATGTCACGCAATAAAGCTGTATAAGACGTGACGGCTTCTGAATCCGTACCAACACCTTCACGTATAACCTGAAGTGCAGCTCCTATTTCACGCACAGCATCAACGCCTTGACGCCCTGTAGCTGCATAGGCTGCAAATATTTCAGGCCCAAACTGAGCCATCCCTGCCAAAGGAAAAGCCCCTGATTTACCTTGAACATTAATAGTATCAATAGCGGCCATTGCCTTTTCTTGAGTATCAATATTTAGTTTTTTAAATTCAGTAAAAATCCCTCCAACAGCATCACCAGTCGCTCCTGTTGCCTGAATTACAAGAGGAATATTTCGTTTGTTTTTCATCGCATAATCAAGATCACCAATTTTAGTCATGATCTCTTGTATGGCCGTTAATGATTGGCGTGGGTCAACCTTAAATTCTGAAGAGCTTTCTTGTATTTCTTCCCATAGCTGCAAAGATTTTTCACGAGTAATATCAGCTGAAATAGCAAGCCTAGAAAGCTCTCTGTCAAGATTGCGGTATTTGTTTAAGGCAAAACCACTAGTCGTTGCAGCAGCTAAACCCACATAGCGATTACCTAAACTATCAATACCACGACCAGCAGCATTGGCAGATGAGCGAATCATATTCATTGCGCGTTTATTATTACGCGCAAACTCGCTCATAGAACCACCATAGCTTTTCGCTTTTGCGGCTAGGTTACCTGCCAAGTTAATGACAATATCTGTTTCGAGTTTTTGCCCCATGAGACGCTCGCTTATTGTTGAGAAGGTTTAAAAAAGTCCACCGCTTTGATTAGGCGGTCAAAGGTCATTTTACGAGTGGCACTGATCGGAATACGGGCGCAAAGCGCCCATGTTATTTCTTCGCTAACTTCCGCCAGTACCTTTAGCTCGCCCCCGCTCGGCTAATGCCTCTGCAAGCTGATTGTCTAAAACGGCTGTTTGGCTCTGAATAAGCTGAAAATCTTCATCCTCTAGCTTACGTAGCTGCCTGACGGTAAATGGCCCTTTAATATCACCAATGTACTCAACCTGACGTGCGAGCATTTCAAGGCCCATCAAAATATCTGAGGTATAACTAAGCGCTTTACCGTCTTGTACAATGACCTTTTCTGCTGCCAGTTGCGCATCAATATAATCACCTGTTTCTAGCTTACGAAGGCCCACTTCTTTGTGAGTGGTTTTGTCGCTTTTAAGGCCGTGTGTTAAGTCAAATGTTATAAGTGCCATTACACTTTCTCCGCTTTAATACCGTGGAAGGTGCCGCTGATCTCACCCGATTCTTCATTCAAGGCAAAAGGCTCCATGGGTTCGCAACCTGTCACCATATAATCAACACCGTTGTCACCTTCCCAAGACAAAGTGACATTCGTCATTTCGTTAATTTCAATCACATCAACGTCTTCATCCGCTACGATAGTGACTTGCACCGTTGGCTTCTGGTAGGTTTTAGAGAATCCCCAAATACGCCCTGGTCCAGGATGTTCTTTTGAGGTATGGCCACCAGGATTAAAAACGGCACCAGGCTTGGTTTTTAATTGTTTACTGTTTGCACGAATGACAGCAGATCCTAAAATTGGCATGTTTTATTCCTTATAATTTGAATTGAGTCAGTGCTGCGAATACACGTAATTGATTGACAATATCAGGCTTCCAAACACAATTTAGACGGTTCTGATTTGACGTATCACGATACACACTGAGGGTGCTTTTAAAGCCTTCGATATCTTCCATTAAGCCCTTAGGCACCCAATCAATACGGGCCAGTTCAATCATGGCTTTACGCATAATCTTAGGGGTGACAATAGGTTGTCCTGGTGCAATAAAATCCAGCACGTCATCGCCTGCCAGCTTATGGCGAGGAAAGCGATTTGTGACCATGGTCTTTAGTGAATAACGTAGATAACCCAATGTGGCAGGCGTTGTGATATCTAAGTAGCTAGGATCTGGATCACCATAACTATTCACTTTATAAGTAGAAACTTCACGCTCGATGGCAACTTCATCGCCTGCTGTGACCATATAACTTGCCACGCCACTTTGGAGTAACAAATTACGCTCTGTCCAATCCCAGCGATCAGTTTTAGAAGGTGGGAGAATACCTGTTAGCACTAGGGTCTGAAGCGGTCTTGCAGGGTCAATCGCTAATGAATAACTTGCACGTGCACCATAAGCGGCTGCAAATGCCCAAGGCGAGCTTGGCGTTTTGTTTGTCCCCATACAGGTAATGAGATAATCATTACGCGCATCACCCCATGTTGAGGTTTCAGAGAAGGTGCCACGCATAGCAGTGTAAGCAATACCTTCCATCATTTTTAGTGGCCCATATCGATCTACTAACTCATCACGTAAGCCATTCAAAGACTGCGTATCGCTGTAAGGCATAACAATGTGGTTGTACCACTCATCAGGAATAGCGGCGACAATTGTGCTGATATCGGGTGTACCAGCACCACCTGCCATAGATGTAACAGTTAGCGATACACCTGTTGGCAATACTTCACCATCGTAGTAGTTATAACGAATATCAATATCGTTACCTGTCGTGCCTTTCCAGTTACAAGTCACTGTCACCACATCGCTATTTACACTTGCCGTTACAGGAAGGTCTTTGGCATTAATCGCTGTCATCATAGCGGCTGCGATTGTTGACACGGTATCGTTATCATTTACCGCAACTTGCACACTGACACCATCAATCAATAAAGCAATCACACCAGCATTCGCAGTCGTAACAGCAGCCGTAAGAGTTGCGCTCGCGACTGATCCTGTGAGATCTGCCACCCCAAGTGCATAAAGATCTGTGGATGCGTTATTCTCACGAAAACTCTTTAGCATTTGAGTTAGCATTGAACCCTTACCATATGCCGCATCCATATCTCCTTCACTGGAGCCAATGCGCCTTGCACTTAAAGGTGTCGCAGTGCCACTTGCTAGCTGCTGTCCAATTACCAACACTTTATTCACGAGTGTCGGTGTGCCTGTGATCGCGCCACTATTATCAATATCGATATAGACAAGCGGCACATAAATATCGTTTGGAATATTGCCAAGAGACATTGTTATTCTCCTTCCGTTTTCGTTGTATCTGCAACGGCTTTAGAAGAGGCTTTTGCTTTTAGTAAAACCACATCACCGTCATTTAATCGACGCACCCAAAACGCTGAACGTTTTACTATTTCACCCTCTGCTTTAAGGCGAGTACCATCAGGTTTAGGCACGCTAACACCGACCTTTGCGGGTTTTATTTCAATTACTTCAGTTGCACTCATTGTGTTAATCCTGTTCGGTTGGCTGTTCTAATTCGAAGGTACTGCTCATGATCGGCGCACCATCCTTGATATCTGCTTCATGGTGAAATGAAACAAAGTTATCTAAATCTGCTGAATCAATCGGAATATCCAGCACCCAGTTTTGCACCCATGTGACTGACCAAATTGCCAGCCCTAGCTCATCAACTTGGCCACTGTATAGATTGTCCATGTTCAGATTGGTGGCTTTTTTATTAGCAGTAGGTACGCCTTTATTCGCAAGCAACGCTTTAGCAAGTCTTCCAGCAATGACTTCTGCACGTTGATCACGTGTGTAACCGAATTGCTCTGTACAAAAAACATAAGCGACAAACTCAACATCACCTGTTAGTTGTCCACCGAGCTGAACCAGGTTACGAACACGCATTGCAGAGATACGAATGCCACCTGTTTTTTGCGTTAACCAGCGCTTGATTTCAGAGGGCTTATCAAAGCGGCCAACATGACGAATCACTTCTGCGACCTTATCGATGGCTTGTGTATCACCCGTTAAAAGTGGTGTTAAGAATTTCGCTGTTTCATTGACTGCGTAAACCGTTGAACCATTAATTAAAAAACTAGGCCGCATGACTTAATACCTCATTCCAAAAATCACCAATTACTTCAAGCAGCTCAATTTTGTTATCACCGCTTAAGCCTAAAAACTGACGTTGCGGAATATCCATTGCACGGGTAAAAGCACTCACATTTTGATACACAGGAAAGGACAACACTTTGCCAAAAGCCTGTGTGATACGTCTCGTGTGTGCAGGGATATTGACCGTGCCAGTAAAGCCATCTTGATGCGCAGGTGCATAAATAAGGGAAGAACCCACATGCACTTTACTGCCGCTAACATAAAACTGAATGGAATCCAGCAAGTCACCATCACCTTGCAATAGAGATTGATTACTGTGGCGCGTTTTTTCATAACCTGCTGACCAGTCTTGCCAAGGTGTGCCATCAGGTGCTGTTTTCTCATCACTGATACGTCTGCGTGTTTGGCTCTCCGCTATGCTGCCAATACTCTCTAAGAGTTCACGTTTATGATTAGGGTTACCTAATGATTCGATGAGGCTCTCATATCGCTTTAACTCTTCGAGGTGTCGTACTTGAACAGAGATACCCATTACAAAACCCCTCCCAATCCTTTGCGAGTGAATAAGCGCTCGTTGTCTTGAACTAACTCAACTTTACCCACGGCTCCTTCTGTTGGTGCAGATAAGGTAGGTAAGCCAAGTTCACGACTGCCTTTGGCAATTTCTTTTAACGATGCCAGGGCTTTTTCATAACGCTCCATCATGAGATTAGTTGCTTGTTGATCACGATCTGCTAGCCAGTAAAACGCAATTGTCACGGCTTGCTTACGCAACAGACTAGGTACTTCAGGTAATGGCAAAACATATCGACGTGCTAGATAAGAATTGATTTCATCATCGGCTTGGCTTAATGCCTCATCAATTGCGGTGTCACTTAATACTTCCGTACTTCTATCTATCGCAAGATTCCAAACCATAGACTCGCCACGATCTAGTAAGTCTTGCTTTGTTGCGTAAGTTGCCATGAGATGTCCTTACTCGCTTTCTTTCACGATGAGATTGTCAAGATCCACAGGGGTAACGCTTAAATGGATCTCATTGAAAATCTTTTGAGCCGCCTTGGGTGACACGTAAACAATGCGATCTGGTTCGTAACCCATGAACGCCAAAGTACTAGACGTCTCTTGGTCTGCTTCCACAGCCAGCACCAAGGTTTTTTCCAAGCGCTCAAACTTAACGCCACAGCGCCAGAACCCCACGTCCGAATTGGCCACCACTTCCAATGCGCCCTTAATGTGCGACGTATCCATTTCTGTTTTTCTTCTGGGATCTCGATCACTAACAGTGCCCATATCAGCCACATCATCAGTTGAACCTGTGGTAATGGGACTTCCAGTAACGCTAGCCCCATCACTAACGGCATCATTATTAGCAGTACCACTTGCTTGATCGGGTGTTGCATCGTCTTCATTTCCTTCTGTGACCTGATCGGTTGTGTTTTCTGGCGATTGCTTTACAGCTTTGTCCTGTTTGGTTTTCGACGTTTCGAGTGCGGAATTTTCAACCACTGAGTCAGCAGTACTACCTGAGCTTTTATCAGTGGATTTTGAGTCTGCTTTTTTAGAATTTTCACTCACGGACATTTCCTTATTTTTCGGGTTTAATTAAGCGATATACGAACTAACAACAACGTCTACATCTTTGTAGTAAATGTTGGATTCACCACCATCAATGAGCATGCTTTCAATCAAGCTTTTAGCTGCTGCTCGATTGTCTGGGCCAACGGCAAGCGTGGTTGCTTTAGTTCCAATTGGTGAGCCATCGGCTTTTTTCATTTTGCTGAGTAACTTAACCGCTGCTTCATAGTTGGCTTTGGTCAAAGGTGCTTTAGAACCAACAGCCAATTGAGGAAAGGAGAATCCCACGCTACAACGACCATCAACGCCTGCTGCCATTTTGTTATTGAACCAAGTGAACTCTTCACTCGGATTCATATTCTTAAACACAAAAGCGCGGCGGTTTTGATAAACAATAGGCTTGAGCACCTTGCTGTCATCGAACAAGAACCAAGGTTCACCCGTATCAGTAGAAGGATCTCCCACCACATTGCTGTAAACGCTATTACCTTCATCACCTAATGGGTGATCCGTGTCGAAATAGTTTTGACCATCGAAACACAAGGTATTAAAGCCAGCAGACAAAAGAGGGTAAGAAAGCGTGTCAGGAAATAAGGCAACTTGCTCACCGTAGTTTTTAGCAACTACCGAATACACGCCCATCTGATCATCGTCGACGCTTTCACGGCTAATTGAAATAGAGCTTTCATAGGTTTTGTTTTCAATTGAATAACCATGCTTACCAATGTCAGCAAGTTGGCGTTCACCCACCCATTCAGCAATACCAGGTAAATCTTTTAACCAGCCGTAATAGTTGGCAGCACCTGTTGAGGGAACCTCAGTTGCAATTTTTGCCATTGAGGTTTTGCTGCACCATGGCCTTGTGTGTAGGCCGCTGACATAGAAACAAATAGTGCGGTTAAAATTTGGGCTTCAGTCGCTGACATTTTTATGCTCCTTTATTTAAAGCAGTTTTACTTTTCAGAAAGTCTTCTTCTGAAATATGTAATTTTCGGCACATGGCAATTTCATGTTCTTCAAGTTGCTGGCCTTGTTGAGATAGGGGTGTTTTCGTGGGTGTTGTGCTCACAATTTTCGGGGCACTTTCCACAAACTGTGTAAACTGTTCACGGCCACTTTCTGCACGACACATGGCAACAAACATGTCTTTATTTGCTGGTGCAACTTTTCCATCCGCAATTGCGGCATCCACAATACCTTCGACTTCTTTGTCTTGAATAACCTTCAAAGCAGCTTCAGCAGTGGTGGCACGATTGAGTGCAACATTGTGGGTGGCAATGGGAATAAATTGAGTTAAATCAGGTTGCTTAGCACGGTTCAAAGCCGTTTGTTCAGATGACTTTAATGTCTGAACCGCGGCAACGGCATCGTCTTCTGAGGCTGACTCATCGAGTGAAAGTGCAGCCGCCAAAATTTTAGGGATTGGCATTTTGTTATCCTCTTTTCTATTTAATGATGGAAGGTCAAGGTTTGGTTCATTAGTCAGTCCTGCACTGCGCATGGCGAGCACATGACCATGTTGGTCAAACGAAAAGGCAGGTGAATAAAAGGCATATTCTTTACCTTGTATGAGCGCCTTACCTTTGTCGTTGAATTCGACACGACCTAAGATTTGGCCGTTGTCATTTTTAAGCGCAACAATCCAACCAGATGCAGGCGCGGGGTTACCCGCTGGACCGTGTATGTGAGTGGCGTGCTCAATGTCGAATGGGATTTTTTGAGTCAATGCAGCAACAACGACATCGGGTTTATTGTTTACCCAAGTGCGGCCATCTTTACCTGTAAACGTCCCTGCTGGAATCATAGGTAACCAAAGCTCATCAGCCACTTGCGAATCGTCAGACGATGCAAGCGCAGGCATTTGGAAACATAAGGCGGTAAAGACGGTTTGTGGCATTGTGCTAACTCCATGTATGTATTTGATGGAGTCAGTTTATGGCAGGTAGGCGGGTGAACTAGATTAACGTGATTTGCTGTATTTTTATGAGGATTAAATCTTGAATGATAACGATGAGAGAGATAACAAGATCAAACCACATTTAAACACCGTTTAAATTTGCTCAGAAACGTTTAAACATTTTTTTGTAAGCCGTTACAGCTTATGAGGGTTTAAACGCCTTAGAGCGTTTCTAAGGCGTTAGAGGTTATGCTTTAAAGAGAGCCTTTTCTTTTGCTGCACGCTGGTCTTTAAGGAACTGATCTCGTTTTATGCCAGGGTTATAATTCCAACCAGGATCAATGCCTTTAGGAATTGTTTCAACTTCTCCCGTACGTTTGTTAACCCATTCTTTTGTACCATCATCTGGAGCAGTGGTATTTACTTTGCCACTCTCAACCAGAGATTGATATTCACGCTCTGAAATTTGACGAACGCGACAAGCACAGCCCCAACCATTGGGCGTCATGTGTGTTTGCCACCATGGATGATCAACTGGTAAGCATGTGCCTGCCCACACCTCATGCTCGTGTCTATGTTCTTTAGATGGGCCTAGCTCATAGATAAGATAAGGTAAGGCTCGTTTGGTACGTTGCGCTCTGTCCCATTGGCCTGCGGCACGAGCAGTTCGCATATTGGTTCGATAGATTGTTTTAATGCGTTTTGTGCTTCCCAGTTGAACAGGGGCTGACTCTTTGGTGAGAGGATCAACCATGGTTTGTACGCCCCACCATCCTTCTTTTACAAGCAGGGGTTTTAACGCATCGCGAAACTGCTTAAATGTTTGACCCTCTTCAATGGCTGCATGCACCATAGCTTGTACATCCATCAACAAGTCTGCATTTAACATTTTAGCCACAGTAAATGCATTCGCATGTTCCGCTTTCCAAACATCGCGATAATCAAAGCCTGGTTTAAGTTTTTTAGCATCAAACCAAGCCAGTATTTCATGGGGGATAGTGTCATTAGGCATCGTATGCATCCCCTAAGCTACGAGCTGCAAAGGTTAATTTGGCAAGCTGTTCCACAAAAACATCAGAGCCAAGGTGGGCTTGCAATGCGGGTAGCTGTTTCTGAAAGTCTTCAAAGCTATTTACGGATTGAGCCAAGCTAAGAATAGGCTCCATAAAGTCGTGACCACCAACTTCTTCCCATTCATTCAATGTGTCATCTAGCATCACATCAATATCAGCATCAAGCTGTGGCTGTGTTCTATTCATAGCTAACCGATTCATCGCTACACTTGTATCTGAGTTTGGATAAACAGGCGTTAAACTGCCTTCAGGTGACAATAATTCGTCATCTTCATCGGGCGCTTTTAATCCAAATTTCTCAAGCATTTGTTGTGCTGAGACTTTCATACCTCGATCAATTAAAGGTGTGATGGATTCAACCAGCATTTTTAAATCTTCGGGCTCATCAATCTTAATACGCACACGCGGGTAACTTGCTTGCTCGCCCCAATTCAGAATGATGTAAGGCTTGATAAGTTGATCATTGATTGTGGCTTCAAGTTGCCTTGCATCCCATTTTGCAATGTCTGTTCTGACACCATCATGCACTTCAGCTTGAGAGCGAGAACTACCATTGTCACTTGTCATTGTCTGGCCAAGTACGGCTTTACTGATTTGTTCATCACACCAACGGGCCATATTTTCAAAAAGCGTATCACCGCCTTTTGATGCACCTGACTCAATGAGTTCTAGTTTCATTGAGTCAGGTATTGCAGCACCTGCATCACTGGCGATTTTACCGATGGCATTAACCAAGGTCGCGATATCATCTTTGGTAGCATTAGGGCCATATTTACCAACACGAATCGGAATACCAAACACTTCAGCAAATGACCACCAATCTCTTAAGGTATAAGATTTAAGCATGTACATCACCGCCACAAGGCGTGCTAACCCATTGCGCCACACACTGCCGCTTTTAGAGCGAGGGGTATGCACAATAAACTTATAAGGCTCCAGAGGCTTACCCATTGGTGCATCATCACTGATCAGTAAGATTCGTTGCAAAGTTTCTTGATCAGGGCGTAAGTAACGAGGATCTACCCATTTATACGCCTGTGGTGTCCATGGTGTTTGATGTGTGTTCCATAATATTTCAGTCACACTAATACCTTTACCTAGGCCATCGAGTAAATCAAAAAACAATTCGGGCATTGCATCCTGATGCAGAATCTCACGAACTCGATCTGCCATCAGAGTATCTGTTTCTTCTTCACTGGCTGCTTCAACGGTTGGCTGTATCGCTGCCACAACCAGCTTACGTGTTCGTAATTGAGCCGCATAATGTAAGTCACGCTCTTCCATTTCTTCTGCAAGGGTCATGTACTGTTCAGGATCGTTGCCATCGATAACAGACCGCAATAGTCCTGCAAGCCGTGATGGGGTCAGTGTTGATGCAACACTGGCAGGTCGAGGATTACGAACACCCGTTGTATAAGCTTGGCTGACATGTTCACTTAATACGTTTTTTTCAACTATTAAGGGTTGGCCGTTTTGATCTAGTATTTTACTCATAGTCTGATTCCTTTGCGGCCTAATTGCTGGCCGTGCATATCTTCAAAGCGTGCGTTGTCTTCTGCACTGCCATGAAACGAACGTGTTTTTTCATCACTATGCGGTGTGATGGTGTGGAGTTCGTAGCGGGTTAAGTCTGCCTTTGAAGCAAGGCAACCTAAGAAGATCGCAATCGCACTGTCTCCATGTCGTTTAACACCATTACTGCCTTTTGTTCGACTGTCATCGATACCAGGTGCACCTCGAATGATTTGGATCTGGCCTAAGTCGGTTATCACATCTTCATGCTTAGGTAATAGGATCTCATCATCTTCAAACATGGCTTTAAAAATCGGCATATTTTCACGATAGAAGCCCACTGAAAGCATGACCTGAACCACTTCATCACCATATTTATACTGGGCTTGTTCGGCGAGATACTGACCATTACCACGGGCATCTAAAAAGATGCCATCTCGATTGGGGAGTTGGTCACAAATATAATAAAGCGCTTGTTCCTGCTGCTTAAAAGGCACATTGCCTAACTCAACTAAAAAAGGCACGCTGCGTTTCGTATTGGTTTCGACACTAATAGGTGCAAAGACGGTTAAATCACCATTACGTGCAAAGTCTTCACCTAATGAATGACGTAGGTTTTTAGGCAGTTTCTTCAGTTCTGGTAAGACGCGCTTATCTAACCACTCTTTCATTTCTCCAAAACGTGAATGCTCACTGGCGGCATTAAAATCAGCTGATCCCGTGAAGCGTAAAACAGGTGCATCTAATCGTGCGGCACGATCACGTAAACCACGAGAAATGTAAGCACCACCGCCATTTTTGGGAACACAGTAATATTCTTCTAAAGCGTCTTCTTCAGTCGCCGTGTCTTTGATTAAGTTGGCTTTCCAGTCGTCTTCTGCATCTTGAGACCAGATTTGTTTTTTTACCTGACAAATGCGCTTATATAAACCATCATTGCAGGCATCGTCTAATGTGATGGTATGAATGGAATAACGTTTTTTTCCTGCCCTGCTGTCATTGATTAACGTATTAAATAAATTCTCAATGCCGTTATGGGTTGAGATTAAACAAACGCGAGATCCCCACATGGTTAAAGCTAGGGCGGCTTTCAACACTTCAGCCAAGCGTTCATGGAAGGATGCTTCATCTATGATGACTTTACCTTGCATACCTCGCATGTTTTTAGGGTTTGAAGATAAGGCTTTAACTTTAAGCCCAGATGAGAAATACACTACGTAGGTGAGAATATCTTTGTCTTCATCTTCAAACACTTCTTCTGCGATATCATCACAAGCGCAATGGTAAGCCTTAGCCCACATAGCCACCGCGTCGATAAATTCGCGTGCCATATCTTTATTTGAACCAATATAAAAGACATCTTCACCACCTGCATCTATGGCACTGGCAGCGGTTAAAGCACTGTCTGCGGCTTCTGCCCAAGTCAAACCAGTACGGCGGGATTTTTCAGCAATCTTTAATTGGCTTGTGTCTGCAATCCAGCGTTTTTGATAGCCTAATAAAACCTCATCAGGATCAAAAACACCGCCTAAGATAGCGGCGGTGGATTGGTGGGTGAATTGCTTTTGTTCGATGGCAAGCATTTAACTTAGTCCTAAAATATGGCGACGAATATCAGACGCGGTTTCAGCAGAGATGCCTGCCTTTTTAACCATTTGCTCTGTTTTACTCGCCACTTCTTCAGCGAACGCTTTTCGAATTTCTTTTTCTACTTTTGTACTTAGCATTGACGCTTGTTCGATACGTTGCACAACAAGGGCAAGTTGACCAAGGGCTTTTGGCGTTATTGGATCGGCACCTTCTTCGCCTGCTTGATCCATCATGTGCATAGAGGTTTCAAACGCCATGGTACGAACAAACTCCTGAAGCAGTTTGCCAACTTCAGACACAGGCGCATCACCAAGCTTAGTTGTCCAAACCTCTGCCACTTCGCGTGCTTCACGCATACGTGCGCCTCTATTTTCCATTCGCTGGGCATAGCGATTAAAGCCCGTGCGACTGATCTTGGCATCTTCACCCAGCCCAGCTTCATCAATCATTTCATTGACGGCAGCAAGAATGTCTTTTTGCATCATGTCACCCGAACGGATCAGCATGCCTAACTGAGCACGAATCTCTTCAGGTAATAGGTCAATCTTTGACTTACGGTTCTTTGCTCGTGGCAACATATACAATCCCTTAAGCCCGTGGGCGCTTTACACCTGGTACACTTGCTTTGCTTGTTGCAACATCTTGACCACGACCTGTTAAGCGTGCAATTTGGCAATCTGCCATGGTTCTAAGGGTGATCAAGTCTTGCTCTTCTAACCAGGCTAAATGAGTACGTACTTCATCACGGCTAATATGGTGAGAGTAGCTTTCTAGACACGCATCCAATATGGATTCATTAGCTTCATAGCCATCCATTTCATCTAGCACACGTAAAATAACGAGGCGTTGATCTTCCTTTAAAAGCGTTTTAAACGACATGTAAACTCCTGCTTGTCATTTTGTTATTTATCATCTTTAAGACGTTGTTCGAGTAAGAGGCGAGATAAGTGCTGAATGGGCTGAATTTGAGCTCTTAGCTCTTTCATTTCTCCACGAGCACTTTCTAGCTCTATTAATAAATCCGTTACTTGGCCTTGAGTCGGCATGACTTCTATTTTGGCTTCGAGTTGATTCACCTTTTCTGAAATGCCTTGTACATCTTCTTTCTTGGCATACGTCTTAGTGAGTAGTACCTGTCCGATCTGTACTGCACTTAGTAATGCCGCCCAAAATATAGGCCACCAAGTTTTCATCCAAATTGAAAACTCATCCATAAGAACGTTCCTTTTTATCCTGGCATGACACACAGCGCACAACATGTGGTAAGGCTTTGATGCGTTTTAAAGGGATATCTTGGCCACAATCAAGGCAGTAGCGATATCCGTCTTCATCTTCATAAGGGGTCTCACTTGGTTGCTTAAGCTGGTGTGCAATAGCCTTATCTCTAAAGGCTTGCTCTTGTTGTTGGGCGTGATCAAATTCATCCATATTAATGACGACCTTTTACAAGACTGCCCAACGTTGCAGTGGTATCACCCACCATAGACCCCGTACCTTTTGTTGCGCCTTTTTTATCCAATGCACGCCAACCAAGGTATGTCATAAAGGGTGCAATCATCATTGAGGCTAACTCCCAATTGGCACCTGTGCCTTTATCTATTGCGGCTAAACCCTCAAATAAGAAGATGTAACCCAGTGCAAAATAGAGACTAATCCGACAACCTAATGGACGGGTTCTTCGCACATATTCATCATGTGCGATATCACCTGCACGAATGGTGGTTTGTGTTTCATGATGTTCGGCTTGTTGATCTTGTAAATAAAGCTCTTCGCGTTTGGTTTTTTCTTTTTCAAGTTCAACCTTTAATTGCTCTAACTCCACTAAAGATTCTGGCGGTAAATTTCTTAGTTCACGGGCAACAACAGTTTCTTGTTGTCCTAAACTCATCCCTAAAACCGCATCTGTTTTTTCGACTGCACTGGCGACTTTTTCGGCGGTATCACTACCGCCAAATAAATGCGCCACGCCACGAATAGCTGCGGGGCCAAGTTCGACAGCAAGAGAGGCAAGTCCTGTTAATACTGGCAACATAATTTATTCCTTAATTTCCCATACGACATTGAGTAGATCGGCTAGGCGGTTATGCCAGCCTTCGATGAAACGTACTTGTGAGGTGTTCTTTTTAATGATGCGAGCGTAAAAACGCGCTCGACGAAGAAAGAATTTAGAAAGAAGATATTCTTGATCAATAGAGGTTACTGCCAAGCGAGTCTTAGGCCCGACTTTACCATCTGCTTTACAGCCACTTACTTCTTGTAAAAGCTTGATTGCCGTGATTGAACCGTGCTGTATTGCAGCATCAAAAAGACATAACGCCACAGCAGGCGGCCAACTGGCACAATGTGCTGTACGCCAATAACGGGCATGATAAAAACGAACAATTTGATCTAGGCTAAGAGAGGCAATATCAAGATGAGGAAAGGCACGTTGACTAATGCCACCCTTTGTTTGACCGCCTGTATCTGTTGGATCATCAACAAAGCCTAAATCTGGCTTTGGTGTACCATCAGAATTTAAAGCACCTTCTTTTTTCAGCTCGAAAGTCACGGCATGACAAAACTGAGGCGAGTAAGCGGTGGTTGAAAATGGAAATGTTGTTAACATAAAAAAAGCACACCCGAATAATAGAATTTATTCGATTATGCTTTTTAGGGAGAGTGAGAGCAGATTAACCTTGTTTGTTGTTTCTAATTTGTCGCTTAATAGCATTCACTAAAAAGACAAGGAAGGTGACAGGTAGAATTATACCAAGAAACAAAAACTCCATTGTTATTTCTCTAAATAATGACAGTATGAAAAGCAAAAAAACAAACAGAATGATAGTTGGTAGTAGGTCAAGATGTTCTTTGATGTATTTCAAAATGAATATACACATACCGAAGATTTGACTCATAACGAGATAAAAAGAGTTACACAGTTTTTCAATTTTTTCGAACATCATAAATCCCTTTTTATTTACTTTGCCTAGTTAATTTGAAGTGGTACATAATAATGATCAACCATTTTTGCTTGTATCTCACAGAAGTCTAAACTTTCTTGCTTGCCAAGCACAACTAAAGCATTCACCTTGTTATCTACGCCACCAAGGTACAGATAATGAGTATGACCTGATTGGTTTTCTTTTACTTTGAACTGTACGTCGTATGTCCAATTATATTTCTCTGATCTATAACCGAGCTGACCATTAACTTGATAAGGTTTGGTTAAGTCATCTTCTTGCTCACCCCATGCTGCATTCGGGTCTTTTAACTCATAGCGAGTTATCGTGTCTGGTTCATATGCTGCATTAACACTTTCTACGTGGTTTTCCATCACGGCTGGGCAGACATCCGCTAGGATAGACGCTGCATCTTTAATGGTTTCCATATGCTTTGCGTCGTTTGGATGGATCGTGAAATTCAACGTTTTTGCTTGGCTTAGTGATGTAAATGATAGTGCTGCTATAAAAACTAGGGCTAGGCGTTTCATATTTTATTCCTTTAAAAAAGTTGGGCTTGTCGTTTGTTCGTGTCATGTTTACGCATTACCGCAATGATACGATAAATTTGTTGCATGCTTAATTTATATTTTTGAGACAGCTCTTGTACATTGTTACCATTGAACTCTTGCCACACTTTTAAATGCTTCAGCTCTTTTTCTAGTCTGTGTCCACGAGGCAAATAAAACTGCATCCCTCCAAAGGCATCACATATAGCACTTAGCTGGCGTAGGGCTACAGCGCTGTCTTGGCCAACATTATCTAACTCATGTTTAAGGATGTCATATATTTGGCGCATGGCTTCTGGCCAGCGATGGGCTTCATCGTCTAATTTCTCGATATTCTCAATGGAAACGTTATCGAATCCAAAGCAGTCTATGGTGCTTTCGTCTCTTGCTGTATGTGTTTTCATGGCTCTCTCCCTGGATAAAAAAATTCCCCGCATTGCGAGGAATCTGTAGTGTAAAGCCAAGGGGTAGCTGTGGTGAGTCATTTACTCTTAGAGCTAGCCATTATAGAGCTCTAGAAGTGAGGAAATTGATCCAGATAATTGAGGTACTCCAATAGCAGTAGTCATGCTATCAGCAACAAATGACATAACAGTAATAATTTTACTTCCAATTTCTGACTCTGATAAAACCTTTCTATAATTTTCATCAACAAATGCATGTCCATAAACACTTTCTACAGTATCTAAAATGGGAGAAGCACCTGAGATTCGATATTCATCAATCGTTAAAATGAGTTTATTTAAACATCTGATCATATATATTTTAAATTCAGGGTCAATCTCAGTATCAATAAGTTCTTCTAGAATTTCAGATACCTTTTTCTTAAGCTCAATAATTTTAGAACTATCTATCTTTTTTGTTGGTGATTTCGTTTGAAGTAAGTCTGCATTCAAACGTAAATAAGCAATTGTATGGTCATCAATATACTTATAAAATCCTTTCCAGTTTTGATTTATATCTTGATTTAAAAAAGCACTAAGCACTCTTTCTTCCCAATGTTGGGTACTCGAGGTTTGGTTAGGAAAGTCTTGCAATAAAATTGATTTAATTTGTTCGGGAAGCTGCATAATTTTCCCCAATCTCGATAACAAAATAGTATCAGATTCATCCTTTAAATTTAGAATTTTTCTCCATACAGTTTTACTCTCTATATGATCTGAAAAATCTTTTCCTTCTTCTAAAATTTCTAATAATCTTGCTGCTGGGTTATCTCCAAACAATTACTTTCTCCTTACTTAAGTAGTTTTCATGCATTGAAAGATATAAGAATTGACCTCTTTCTATTACAACTGAATATGCATGTTATAGCCTTATGGTTCAAGCATAAACCAATCACTTTTGAGGTTTAAGAGAAACTATCTACCTGAAACTATTTAACAGCCTCTTTTTTATATTTTTCCGAGAGGCGTTCATAGCTTAAGTTTAAATCTGTACAATTGCCATGCTTCTCAAGAAACTCTTTTTGTACCCTATAATGCCAACGCTTGATAGACTCTAAAATTTGACTTGCCTGTTTGTTATCTACCCAGTTGATAGATGCCACTCCTTCAATATTGCTTGTTTTGGTCATGCGACGAGCATATGCATCAAGAGCGTCATCACTACCATTTTCTATAAAGTCTTGCTTATACATGGTAATCCAAATAGCACGGATCTTATTCACTGCTAGAGCGCGTGGTCGAGCTTTAGTCTTTTGTGTTTTTGCTTGAGGTTTAAAGCCTAATGTCTTTTTCATGTGATCCAATACTTGGCTGAGTTGGCTATCATTCAGCGTTTTAAGACTGTTTTTCCCTGTGACATTGGTAAGCATTTGACGATACACATCGTCATCCATACCAAGGGCTTTCTTACCAATATTAATAGCGGCTATTTGTTTATTTCTCACTGCTCTGTTTTCCATATTACCCATACTCCAAATAAGTTTTGCCCTGCACTGGTTTCTTCTATGACGCTCTCTTGTAAATAGTCAGGTAAAGCCGCGTTAATCTGAACTTGAGCACCACTCGCATTTGCTCTAACTGCGATCACTTCTAGTTCAAAAAACTCAATGAGCTTTATTACACCAGCGACTTGAGTCATAAGTTCATGCATGCTTAAACCGCTTCAACATGAAAGTCATCTGTATCCGACATAAACGCTTCAATGCTTGTAATTTCTATCCCCCATGAGCCATCCATTTGTGGCCAACCTTCTTCACCTACGCCAAAATCATGTAAAACACTTTCTAAGCTTTTTCCTTGAATACCCATAGAGAAAACAGAACAAGATAAGGTCTGTAATAATTTATATAAGTTATCTTTATCGTCTTCTTCAGAGACTCCCCAAAAGCTAAACAACTCAGGTAATATTTCATTCAGTTTTTGCTCATCAATTTTGACAATCATCTTAAAAGCATTGTCCATATACTTATGAGTCGTTTGATACTTCTTGATTGACATAATCATCTCCTACGCGGCTTGGCGTTTGTTACGTTTATGTTCTAACTGGCAAGCTTTGCACCAACATTGAAGGCCATCTTGTTTGTGGCTGGATACTGACCAAAAAAGAGTGTCTTGTGGCCAGTATTCTTCACAGTGAGAACACCACTTTTGTAAACCTAATTCGCTATCTAAATAGGCTTTACCATTTGCGAGTCGGCGTTCCATTAGCCCTGGCTTCATCAATGGTGTGTATTCTCCAAACATAAAGCCTCCCTTGATCTCCTAGTGTTTTGCTCTAAGGTCTTTCATTAATTGAAAGGTAATCGGCGCACTAGAACGTTTGTCAAAATTAACCCCCGTCTCGTTAATTAACAGTTTTTCTAGGCGATCCCAGTTCTCTATAAACGCTCGCCACTCAGGTGACATCTGCGCTATTTTTGAAAAGTGTTCACGCACTTCAGGCACTTTTCGAACAAGCATTAAACAGCGTATAAAGTCACTTGGATCTCTTGGGGTTGCTTTACGTGATGGCTCTACATCAATGCAACAAAAGGCCATTGCTGTAGAGCTTATTCCTGTGTTTTCGCTTGCCATCCATTCAAGTATTTTTCTTTCTAACATGTCATTCTCCTTAGCTGCTCATCAGTACCTAACCACTACGCTAGGTAGACGCGACTCATGCCGCGTTTCGCATTTTTATTGATGGCTCACATCACCGTGTCTATAAACTCCAAACCTTCAATTTTTTTGTACTTACGTTGCATAGATGCAAAGGTTTTAAAAAAGGGTTCATACCAGTCGATTTTTTTGTCCAAGTCTTTGATCTCTTTTTTCACACGTCGCTTTCCATATAGCTTTGTTAAGCGCTCCTTTGACTTGGTTGAATAAACAGAACGAGATCGCTTATTCCAAATCGGCTCAATAGTCGGGTCATAATCTTCACCTGGCCAACCCATTGACTGCTTCATTTCGCCATCAATAAAGACGCAAATGATAAGTACATTTTCTTTTATGAATCGCTTTTCAAGGACAATCTCTTGCTCATTAAGCTTGAACTTAACTCGACCAAATGGGCCTCTTAATAAACGTTCAATTTCTTCCCATTGCTCCTTTGTTATCATTGTTTAATTCCTTGTATTGCTGATTGATTTAGCTTGTTATTAACCATGGCGAAACCAATGCCATTTAAATAAGCTGTGGCATAGTCTGTTGATCTCAGTTCACCTAATCGGTGGCTAGCTTGTGAAATAAGTCGCATTAAGTACTCTTCGTATTGGCCAACTTGAATAGGCTGATCCATTACGTTTTTTACTGCGCTTTCTAACATGGCATCTTCGTGAAAGTGGGCCATTATTTCCTCCTTATAGGGCTGCAATATCGAGAGAGATTGGACGGTATTGATCCGTATTTTCAATACGTTCGTAGACTCGCAGATATACGGCTGTGCCATTTGATTTCAGCGCATCTTTCAGTGCTTCCATGGCGAGATTCCATTCTTCGTCCTGAATGTCCATTCGCATAAGTTCCAGCACCTTACCGATACTAATTTCTCCATTTCGATTCTTGCGAAAGGCTTGAGAAACGACGGCTTGAATATTGTCATTTGCGCCTTCACTCCAACGGGTAAGGCAAGAGTCTATGAGTGTTTTAGCGGCCTCTATCTCTTCGGTAAACGCAACCACTTCACGGTATGCACGCTGTAGTTTGTAGCGACCATCAAAGCTCACAATGCTGATATTGCCTTTCTTGCCACCTAGCTTTGCACTGTATCGCTCTGCTGCAATTTCAATGAGATCTGAAATGTCGCCCAAGGCTTTTGCCTTAAACTCTGTTAGCTCTTTACTAAGGCGAAGTGCATTAGGTACTAATGCCATAACAACCTGATCGCGAAGTAGATCTTGCTCACGGATGCTAGCTTCTGGGACAAAATATCCATCGGCATTAACACGCATGCCGTCTGGCACAGGAATGATATTTGTATTAGTAGACATAGTTGCTCTCCCATTCGATGGTGCAATTGTTGAGTTGAGCGGTATACACACTAGAGCGTTGACCGCTTTTGTTGCGGGTTTTAATGACCGCACCTTTTAGTTTTTTAGTTTCGTTGGTTGCAAGTACTTGGATAGTGGGTTGCCTTGTCCCTGTCTCCGTACCTGTGACGGTAATCCCCATCTTGATAAGTTGGTGCATTGTCTTACTCAGATCGATAAGACTTTTCATCATGTGGCTATTCTGTTGATTAGGCTTTATATGCCAGCCCTGATAACGATTGGTTTTCATAAATCACCTCAGTCGTTGTTTTCTAATTCATTAAAAGCAGCACGCAATGCCTTCTCATGGATGAGCTCTCCTTTACAGAACATGGCGGCTAATTTCAGGGTTTTAGTCAGTAAACGAAGACCACCTGGGCGTTCGCTAATTTGTTGCATTAAGGCGCGTTCCTTATCACCAATAACTCGCCATGCATCTGCAATAGCGCGAACATCTGCAACCTTGGTTTTATGGATGCCACGCTTTTTAGCTATACGTGAAAATAGGCGCGCAAAGTCTTCATTTCTGCGGCCCCCTGTAAGTTGGGTATAAACACGATTGTTGCCAACAAGCACCATGCCGACACCTGTTTCTTCTTGTAGGATGCGAAGCTCTTCTAGGGTTGGGTAATCAAGGTGATCCGCTTCATCAATTACGATTAAGCCTTCCGTGCCTGTAATACGTTTTCGAATGACACGTGATAATGGCCCTTTACGGCGAGGGGCTTGTTCCATATCAAGCTCCATTGCCAACTCATATAAGCACTCTGTTAAGCTGCTTCGACTAGGGCTTGCGGTAACATGCCAAACATTATTGTTTTGACGCTTGTATTCACGTAGGGCTTCTGACTTACCCACACCTGACGCACCGAAGATGACAACGATTGATTCACTAATTTGGGCATAGGTCATGTCTTCCATGACTTGCTTTGCTGTAGTGGTCATTACAAAGCCTGGATTAATCACAGGGTTTGCTTTTTTCTGCTCTAATCGATCCAGCCATTTAACAAGCTTGCTGATTATTTGAGACGGATCAGCTTGATACTTTCCATTTAGGATCTGACTCACTGTCGCTGCTGAAGCGCTGATCTCACGGGCAAGCTGAGCACTGGTGACTTCCTTTGCTTCTAGCTTGGCTTTGACCTGCATAAGAACACTGGTTTGATCGATGGCGTTAGCATTAACAAATGGCGATACGTTGGACATAATGAGACTTCCTTTTTACAGTGTGTTTTTCTTTTGTTGTTCGCGGTATTCAGCAATCGAAGCCGCAAAGTTACGTTCGTATTCTGTTTCTTCTTCATATTCGGGTTGCTGTGCGACGGCGGCATTTCCATACGTCATTGCAGGTCTAAACGGCATAACCACTTTTGCATCAGGAATAATGTCTTCTTCAAGGGGAGCCATTTGAGCCGCCACTTCGAGTGCGTCCATTGTCTTTTGTGCTTGCGCTGCGACTTTGGTTGCCTTAGCGAACTGGGTGCGATGACGGCCCGTTTCTCGTGCGGATTGAGTGTCACCAAAACCACTTTTTTGAAGGCATTCCGCTTGGCAGATATGCACACCATCTAAGGTGTAAACTTCAATCGCATCGTGAAGGCGTAAAGGATCGAATCGGGCTACGAGTTTTTTACCTACCATGTCCATCATGGCTTGATGGTAATAACGGTTCTTTTGACCTTTGATGCTGCCGCCAGCTTCAAGTGTGATTGTGCCGTGCCTGCCAACTTTGATGGCTTCGGCTTGTAGCATCATCATTTGTAGTTGTGAGCTGGTCGCTTTACGAATAGGTGCACTTTGATAGCTTTGATTAAAGACATCGTTAAAACTCATAAAGCCTTGGGCCATTTCTGTATTCCGGCCTTGTTTGGCATTAAACATTTCAACACCTTTAGCGATTGCGGCTAGAAAGACTTCTGCTTCAATTGCTTTTGATCCGTAGTTATCTGGTTTGGCCATTGGATTAGGGCCTGTATAAGCCCCTGCTAGGCTTGGGTGTTTATCGATATATTCTTCTAAACCACCAACACCAAATGCCCGTTCAATGGGTTTTGCTTGACCGTGACCTTTGCCCAGAATCACACTAGACCAATGCAGTTTGATACCGAGCATAGGGATGATGCCCAGTGGATCGTCGTCTTTAACTTTGAAGCGATAACGATTAGGCACACCGCCTGTCATCCACTTGTTAGCTGCTGCGCGTGTGTTATCTATGGTCACTTCTTTTGGTATGCCGTATTGCTCGCATACATCCATCATGCTCAAGCGAATAGAATCTGTGTTCTCGCTAACATCACAGCGCCAGCCAATAATTTTGCGGCTGTAGATGTCTTGCCAAAACCATGTTTTAGGACGAAGGGTTTCACCGTTAAACCACTTAACAAAAACGTTATGCTGATAACCATCGCCGTTGATCCATTCAAGTGCGTGCAGATCTTCGACGGTTCGCTCTTGTGGTGGATACATCATCATTAAAGCGTGCTCACCTTTACGAAGCAGCGTGCGTTGCTCCTGTGGCACTTCAAATTGCATACGACGTTCTAAGCTTTTCTTACTTGGAACTTTCCAGTCATTTAATTTGGCGGTGTCTTTTAAGCGTTCATAGCATACTGAGAAGGTAGGCTCTTCTTGACGAAGATAGTCGGACTTAATGAAGTCCCACGCTTCAGGTGTGATATACGCGAAACGTGATTTACGGATCGTGGCAGCAGATTCTTTGTGCTTTGGTAGTAATATTGGTAACCAGTCTTGTTCGTCGAAACGAGCAACCTTTGTCCAGTCGCGACGAACGTTTGCAAAAGAAACACCGTACTCATCACAGATAGCTTGATAAGCTGCCATCTTTCCAATGCCGCTATTAATCAAGCCATTAAGAGCTGTGATATAAGTGAGTTTCTCTTTTGCTTTTTCTTGAGCGCTATTTCCTGCGTTATTCCAACGAGCCCATAATGCTTCTCGGCAATATCGTTCTGCCTTTGGTGAAGGAATATTGAAAACCTTTTCACCCACTTTGACTTGGCCTGCACGTTTATAAATTGCGGCTTGAGTAGCAGCAGGTAAAATACTGATATGGTATTCAAAGGCTTTAGTGCCCTCGCGTTTGCGAGCAAGTTCTGGAATTGGAGTCGCAAGCTGTTTTAAATTTTCACGTATATTTCGTTCAGTAGTTGGCATTCCTGCTGAACCAACAATTTCACTAGCCGTTAACCACATAACGATTCTCCTTAGCCTACTGCTTGTAATTCTGAGTAACGGCTAGGCCAAATTTCTTGTGGCGTAGTATCAATTGCATCGGCTATGATTTTTTCACCTTTCGGCCAAGGAGAGCGTAATGCATTAGCTAGTGTGTTTTCTTTTAGACCCGACCTGCGTGATAGCTCTCTTACAGACAATTTACGTTTCTTTAAGGCCGCGATGATATCTGCGCGATGCCAATCACTTCCGTTTACATCCGTTTTCTGACAAACTTCGCTCTTACTCATCTTAGTAACTCCTTTATGTCGCTTTACTTAGTAAGACAATAATGGACTAAAGGGATGTCTTTATCAGCACAAACGGACGAAATAATTTCCGAATCATCCTTTTGTTAAATCAGATCAGGATAGGTGAAACTTAAAAATGCCCAACAAAAACAAAGAAATAGATATGAAAAAGAATTCAAATGAAGATACGGATGAATCATCCCTTTCTAGCAAAGGGAAACGGATGGAGTGGGTCGTTGCGTCCGAAGTGTCTGGAAGAGATGGATTTCCAACGTCAGATAGGTGGACAAGAAACCATTTAAAAGAGCTGGCATCGAACAAACCTCATTTAGTTAGAAAGAGGAGAGGAACTAAAGCGTTTGAATATCATGTGAGCCTGTTACCTAAAGAGACACAAGAAAGCTTATTAGATGGCGAGACAATCCCAGAGCCTCAGAAGAAGCATTCAAATAATTCTATCAATGCAGAGCTGTTATCTGAATTTGCATTCATTCCAGGTTACTCCATCCAAGTGTCAGCAGGTAATGGTACTTTAAACATGGATCAACTGGAGCCCTCACGATATCTAGCCTTTAGGAAAAAATGGCTGAACTACCGTGGCTTTAACGAAAAGGATTTAGTTATTGTGTGGGCCAAAGGAGATAGTATGGAGCCGACGATAAATAATAATGACACACTGGTTGTTCATGTTGGTCGTAAGCGTCCAAAAGATGGACACATTTATATATTTAGATGTGAGGATGAATTGTTTGTAAAGCGTTATCAAAGTGTCGTAGGTACATGGCGCTTGATTAGTGACAATCATATGTATACACCCTTAGATATCAAGAAAGAAGAACAGCATCAGTTTGAAGTGATAGGACAGGTAGTTCATATTGCCAAAGACATCGGTGACTAATTTAAATGTTTAAACGGTCTTTAAACAAGTTTTATACATCTAGCTATACTGATCAATTAACAAGACTTAAAATGCTAATTTTAAACTCACTGCTCAAACTAGTTAAACTCTACTAAGTTGCTTAAATGAAAACGGGGCCAGCGTCCAAACAGACCCAAGCCCCGCTAACTTAGTAGCTTTCATCGATTTCAATCCCGTTTATTCCTTAACATATCCGGTTAATCCCTAATGATCAT